TGCTCCCTTTTTCTCTCGCGGGACCCAGGATCGGGGGCTGGTCAAGGTGACGCGCGTAGCTGTCAGTGATCAGATCGCTGATCGGGTGCGTGACCTGCGCAATCGTGCCGGGCTGACGCGCGAGCAAGTCGCAGAGGCTGCCCGGGAGGCAGGCGCGGCCGAGGACTTCACCCACCACGTCCTCGGATTCCTCGAGAACGGCCGCCCCAAGGACGGGGTGCGGACCCGCCTGTTCGCCCTCGACGAGGTGTTCGCCCTCGCTGCCGCCCTCGAGGTGTCGCCGCTCGAGCTGCTCGGCGACTCCGCGCAGATGTTCGTCGGCGACACGCACACTGTGGCCGTCGAGTGCCCGCGGTGCGCGGCCGGCATGGGCGGCATGGAGAAGGTGGCCCGCGAGGATCTCGGCCGGCTGGGTGACCTGTCGCCGCTGGAGACCACACTCGTCGAGGCCGCGTACCGGCTGGCCGCGGCGATCGACACGGGCGAGGAACCGCGGGTGCTGCCGGCGCTGACCAAGGAGCTCCGGGCCACCGTGCAGGAGTTGTCCGCCGGCCGTCGCCGCGAACCGTCGGCGCCGGAGGACGACTTCAGCGACCTCGATGACCCCGAGTGACCAGCGGCTGCTCTACGAGCACTACGGCCTGACGTGCCCGCCGCGGTGGGGCACGATGCGGGACTTCAGCCGGCAGACGTACGGCGGGAAGGTCGCGAAGATCGCGGCGTCGCTGGGTACGCCGCTGATGCCGTGGCAGCGGTACGTCGCCGACGTCGCCCTCGAGGTGGACCCGGAGACGGGCCTGTTCGTCTACCGGATCGTCGACGTCACCGTCCCGCGGCAGTCCGGGAAGACGTCGCTGATCTTGGGTGTGGCGGTGTGGCGGGCGTTGCGCCGGCCGAGGCAGCGGATCGTCTACGGCGCGCAGACCGGTGTGGCGGCGCTGGAGAAGTGGGAAGACGAGCACCTGCCGATGTTGGAGTCGTCGGCGGCGATGAAGGGCAAGTTCCGGGTCCGTAAGGGTGCGGCCCGGCAGGGGTTCCTGTACAGCAACGGCAGCATTCACGGGCTGCTGGCGAACACCGAGATGTCCGGCCACGGCAAGGTTTTGGACGCGGCGTTCCTGGATGAGTACTTCGCCCAGGTCGATCACCGTTCGGACCAGGCGGTGGGCCCGGCGATGATCACCCGCAACGATGCGCAGAAGTGGCGCCTGTCCACGGCGGGCACGAGCACCTCGGTGCCGTTCAACGCGATGCGCAAGGCCGGCCGGGAGCGCATCGAGGCCGGCGCGCTGTCGATGACGGCGTTTTTCGACTGGACCGCCGAGGCCGGCCAGGCGCGCGACGATCCGGCGACGTGGCGCGAGTGCATGCCGGCGTACTGCCCAACCCCGGTCCGCGGGGTGTGTAAGTGCTCGAAGGAGTGGCGGCACACGACCAGCGAGCGGGCGATCCGCGGTGAGCTGGAAACGTACGCCGAGCAGCTCGAAGAGTTCGACCGGGCGTACCTGAACATCGGTCGCGACGACGGTGAGCTCGACCGGGACCCGAACGTGCCGTCGGTCGCGGAGTGGGCGCTGCTGGCCGACCCGACCGTCCTCGGCGGCGACCTGGTGGTCCTGTCGGTGGACATCACCCCGCGGCGCGACTACGCGACGATCGCCGCGGTCGGGGACACCGCCCTGGGGTTGCCCCGGGTGCGGATTCTGGACCACGGCGAGGGCACCGAGTGGCTGCTCGCCCGGATTCTGCAGCTGAACGAGAAGTACAAGCCGCTGTGCTGGGTCCTCGACGACAAGTCCGGGGCCGGCACGCTGGTGCTGCCGATGGAGCGCCGGAACATTCTGCGGATGCCGCCGGAGTCCGAGGACCGGGACCCGCGCAAGGGGCCGCAGCGCGGCCAGCTGTGGATCCCGACGGTCGGGCAGTACGGCGCGGCGTGCGGCACGTTCACCGACACGGTCCGGCAGGGCGCCCTGGTGCACGCCGGCCAGGAAGACATGACCGTCGCGATCGACGGTGCGAAGACCCGGCCGCTCGGTGATGGCCTGTGGGGTTGGGGCCGCAAGATCGGCTCCGCTGACATCAGTCCGTTGGTCGCCGCGACTCTGGGCCTGGCCGGTTTGGACCGGTGGCGGCACCTCGACCAGAAGCGCCTGACGGCGGCCGCCGTCAACACGACCGTCCCGTCCGGCGCCGGAATGTTCCGACCAGCCGGCCGACTCAGCCTGTAAGGAGCACCGACCGTGACCGCACCGACCGTGGGCCGCGTCGTCCACTACGTCAGCTACGGCACGCCGGGCGGCGAGTACGCCTCGCAGTGCCGGGCGGCCATCATCACCGAGGTGGTGCCGCTCGAAGGCGAGGAGGCGGCGCTCGCTGAGGTGGAGAGCTGGGATGAGGACCAGCGCTGCCGCGTCGGCCTGGCCGTCATGAACCCCACTGGGATGTTCTTCAACCAGGGCGTGCACCAGGACGAGCACAACAAGCGGGGCGGCTCTTGGCACTGGCCGGAGCGGTCATGACCGAGATCCGTATCCCGGTGCCCCGGCCGCCGCGAGGGCTCGGCGCGAACCTGGTCGGCCTGGTCGGCCTGGTCTGGGTCGCGCTGGCGGTCGGCGGGCTGACCGGCAACTGGTGGTGGTCGCTGCTCATCGGTGGCGTCTTCGCCGTGGGCCTGTCGTACATCGCGCAGACGCACGCCGCTGCCGCCGAGTCGGACGTCGCCGTGCCGGTCGCGGCAGCGGCGCGCACGCAGCCTGCGGTTCGCGCGGTGCCCACCCCGGTGAGCGCGTGACCGGATGAGGCCGCTGCTCGTACCCGCGCGTCGCCCGGTCCGTGTGGCCGAGGCGATCATCGACCAGGTCGCCGCGACCGGCGGCGGGCTGGGCGCGTGGGGCCGGGACCCGATCGACGGCGACGTCGGTTTCAAGCGGGCCGGATCCGGCAACCGCGAGGTGCCGTACTGGACCCGGGAACGGGCCCGGGACTACTCCGTCACCGCGTACCGCAGCAACCCGATGGCCACGGCCATCATCGACACCTACACCGCGTTCTGCGTCGGGGACTCCGGGGTGTCCTGGCAGGCCACGAACCCGCAGGTCGGCGAGATCGTCCGCGAGTTCTGGGAAGACCCGGCGAACCGGGTCGGTGAGATCCAGGAAATCGAGCTGCGCTCGCAGCTCCTGCTCGGCGAGAAGCTCCAAGAGCTGATGGTCGCCGAGCACTCCGGGGTGGTCCGGTTCTGTCCGATCGACCCGGCGCACATCAAGGACATCACCAGCCGGGCCGGGAACCCGCTCTGGCCCGGCCAGGTACGCCTGCCGCCAGGTCCCGAGTCCGAGAACGACCGGCTCTGGGACATCGTGCACGTCGACGACGCGACCGGCCTGCGGAACGGCCGGGCGATGTTCTGGGCGCCCTGGCGGACCCTGGACACAGACACCAGGGGTATGCCGTTCCTGACGAGCATCCTGGACTGGCTGGACTCGTACGACACCGTGCTCAGCAACTTGATCGACCGGACCGCCCTGGCCCGGTACATGGTGTGGGACGTCACCGTGAAGGGCGGACAGCCCGAGGTCAACGCGTTCGTCGACGCCCGTGGCGGGACCCACGTGCCACCGTCCGGGTCGGTCGAGGTCCACAACGACTCGGTCACCTGGGAGCCGAAGACCGTCTCCACCGGGGCGATGGAGGACGCAGCGGCGAACCAGTCGGTCCTGACCATGGTGGCCTCCGGAACCGGCCTCGCCAAAACGTGGCTCGCCGAGCCGGAGGGCGCCAACCGGGCCACGTCGCTGACGATGGCCGAGCCGGTACGCCGCCGGGTCGGCTCCCTGCAGAAAGTCTGGCTCGCCCAGCAGGCCGAGCGGGTGCGGTTCGTCGTCGACCGGGCGGTCGCCGCTAAGCGGCTGCCCGCGATGGTCGACGCGACAGACCCGCGCACCGGAGAGACCACGCAGATCCGGGCGTCGCAGGCCGTCACCATCACCGGCCCGGAGATCGCCGCGTCGGACTCGCAGCTGACCGCGCAGGTGCTGCTGAACCTCAGCACCGGTCTGGAGAAGCTGCAGCAGATCGGCGCCCTGTCGCCGGAGGCGGCGAAGACCGCCGCGCGTAAGGCGTGGGAGGACTACGTCGGCGTCCCGTACACCGCCGAGTTGGACAGCTCCGAGGCGAACCCCGACGACGTGGCCGAGGTGGTCGAGTCTGCTCGCCGGACCCGGGAGCGCCACCGCGCCGGCGGCCCCCGTGACTACGTCCGTGACGGTGACGGCCAGTTCGCGGCCACTCCCGGCTTCAGCCCGTTCCCGGCCGCTGCCGCCGCGGCGCCGACTTCGGCACCAATGGTCGCACCTGCGGTCAGCCCGGCCGCCGACCCGCTGAAGCTGGCCGGCCGCATCAAGCTGGCCCCCGGTGAGACCTTCGGTGGTTCCGCCCGCGTTCATGACCGGGCCGGTGACGCCACGGTGGTGCTGGCCCGGATCGACGGACCCGGCGGTCCACGGCTGCGCCTCGGCGTGGTCAACCCCGACGACACGAAGACGTGGCAGGCAGGGAACAAGGGCCGCACCGTCGAGCTCGACCCGGCCGCCGCCGGCCAGCTCCGCGACCTGCTCGGCCAGGCGCTGACAGACGGGAAGAAGAACGTCGCGGACTTCCGGGCCGAGCTGCGTCAGGCCAACAAGGAAGACCGGTCGCCCGGCCTGTGGCCGGCCCCGGAGGCCGACATCGGCTCCGGTGTCATCGGTGCTGGGTGGGGTGCCATCAACTGGCGGCTCAGCCGCGAAGAGGGCGACGACTACTCAGCCGGCGGCGCTGACCTCGGTCCGGGCGGGAAGTGGTCGCTGGCGCTCGACCCGGCACCTACGGGCGCCGACGCCAGCCGGGAGCCGTTCTACGCCGAGGACGCGGCGACGATCAACCAGCTCGCCAAGGCGCTGACCAACCTGATGGGGCCGGCTGTTGCACAGGAGTCGCAGGCCGGCGACGGCGGACAGCTGAAGGACTACTGGACCAAGGGTGAGGGCCTGGCGAGGTGGGCGACGAGCCCGCACCCGTGGACGGCCCTGCGGAATCACCTGGCCGAGCACATGCCCACCGACCGCGCCGACCAGGTGGCGTCGCAGTGGTTCCACGACGTCTTCGGGATGTGGCCCGGCGAGCGTAAGGGCGACAACCCGGTCGGTCCGGGCTGAGAGAGGTAGAGATGGACGAGATCGAGCGGGTGGCGTGCGTCGCGCGCCAGCTGGGCATGAAGGCCAGCGAGGTGCTGGAGGTCGTGCAGGTCGACGGCGGCGAGCTGGCCGGCGGCGGCCAGCTGGTCCGCACCCACGACGGGCAGTGGACCCTGATCCGCGACGACGGCACCTGCACGCTGACCGCAGCCCCCGAAGTGACCCTGGTCCGCGACAGCGGGGTCGCCGAGCTGGCCACCGGCGGCATCGTGAAGGACCCGGTGTACCTCGTCGGCGAGACGGGGCCTGAATCGATCGAGGCCCCGAAGCCCGCGCCGAAGCGCCGGGGGCGGGCATGACCTGGCTTGACGATGCGGCCGAGCTGGTCCGCGAGGCCGCCCCGGAGCACGCCGAGGAGATCCTCGCGTCGCTGACTGAAGCGATCGCCGACGTCGACCTGGACGACGATGCGGTGGACGATGCGGTGTCCGCCGCGCTGGAGTCGTGGCTCGACATTGAGCCGGAGGACACCGCCGAGGCGTTCGACCCGTCCGCGCACCCGCGCGCCGCAGCCGGAGCCGCGGGTGGCGGCCAGTTCGCCGCCGGTGGTGGCGGTGGGGCTGCGGCGAGCAAGGCCCCGCCCGGCAAGGCCGCGAGCCGGCGCAAGGCCGGGGAGACCCTGTCGTTCGATGCGAAGTCGAACCGCGGTGCCGGGTACGGCCGCAAGGGCGGTGACCCGCGGGTCCGGAAGCTGCAAAAGGCCCTGACCAAGCTCGGGCTGACCGACGCCGCCGGGCGGAAGCTCGTCGTTGACGGCAAGCTCGGCCCGAAGACCACCGCGGCGATCAAGGCCGCCCAGAAGCGGCTCGGTGTCCCCGCGGACGGCAAGGTGACCCCAGCGCTGCTGGTGAAGCTGACCGCTGCGAAGTCGCTCGGTGCGAAGTCCGGCGCGAAGTCTGCGAAGCCGGCTGCGAAGAAGGCCGCCCAGTCCGCGAGGTCCGGCATGGGCTCGGCGCCGAAGAAGGCGATGGGCTCGGCGCCCAGTAAGCGGCCCGCGTCCAACCCGACCGGCCGGGCCGCCCCGGCGGCATCACGGGCCCGGATGGGCCAGTCGCGCGCCAAGGAGGCCGACATGACCGACGTCCAGCCCGAGGGCACCACGGAGAGCCCCGACCGGATCGGCGGCCGGGTCCTCGAGGCCAAGGGCGTCGACGACGCTGGCGGCCGGATCTTCCGTGTGCAGATCATCGAGGCCGGGGAGTCCAAGAACCGGCGCAGCTACCCGGCCGCCGTGCTGGCCAAGGCGACCCGCCTGTACGAGGGCGCGAAGGCGTACGACCACCACCGGACCCCGGGCGAGTTGGCCACGTCCACGATCGCCGGGCTCGTCGGCTCCTACCGCAACGTCGAAGCCAGCGACGTCGGCCTCGAAGGAGACCTGCACCTGCTGCCGTCTGCGACGCACACCGCCGAGGCCCTCGATGCATCCCTGGCCGCGCAAGGCCAGGGACTGCCGCCGCTGGTCGGCATCAGCCACGACGCAATGACCTACACCCGCCCGATCACGGTCGGCGGACGCCGCCTGCAGGAGGCCGTGTCCATCACCAAAGTCAACTCCGCTGACGTGGTCGCCGACCCCGCCGCCGGAGGTAAGGCCACCCGCGTCCTCGCGGGCGGCATTGAAGAAGAGACCGACCCCGAGGGCGACGAGCCCGACGGACAGAGCACCCAGGAGGAAGACGTGCCTCTCACGTCAGAGACTGTGCTCGCCGCGCTTCAGACCGCAACGCCCGAGCAGCTCGCCGCGGTCGGTCTGAGCAAGGCAAGCGAAACCACCGAGATGCCGCCGGAGGCGACCGCGACGACCGAGGCCGTGACGGGCATCGACAAGGCGTCGTTCCTTGGCGGCCTGATGATCGAGCGGAAGGTGGAGTCCGCCGGCCTGCCCGCGACGATTGCCGCGCAGCTCGCCACGACGATGCCGGACCGGATCACCGAGTCCGACGTCGACGCGCAGATCGCCGCCCTGAAGTCCATCATGGGTGTCGCCGAGCGCGGCGGCCTGGCGCCGACCGTCACCGCCGTGGTGACCCAGGAGTCGCTGGACAAGAAGAAGGCGGCGCTGGACGGCTTCTTCGCCGGCGACTACTCCGGCTACCGTTCCTTCCGGCAGGCGTACCTCGACATCACCGGCCGCCGGGCGGCAGCCTGGGATGAGAACCTCAACAAGCAGATCATGCGCGAGAGCGCCGGGTCGTACTACGACTCCGGCGACCGGACCACGGAGTCGATGACCACCACGTCGTGGGACGTCATCCTGGGCGACTCGATTACCCGGCGCATGGTGGCCATGTACGACCAGCCGTCCCTGCAGAACTGGCGGCAGGTCGTCTCGTCGGTCGTGCCAGTCAACGACTTCCGCACCCAGCGCATCGACCGGCTCGGCGGGTACGGCGTGCTGCCGGCGGTCAACCAGGGCGCCCCGTACCAGCCGCTGACATCGCCGACCGACGAAGAGGTCACGTACGCGATGACCAAGCGCGGCGGCACCGAGGACCTGACGCTGGAGATGGTCGCCAACGACGACGTCCGGGCGATCGGGAACATCCCGAAGCGCCTCGGCCTCGCCGCGGCCCGCACGCTGCACAACTTCGTGTGGGACTTCTTCTCCACCAACCCGACGATCTACGACTCGCTGGCGCTGTTCCACGCCACGCACACCAACACCACCGCGGTGGCGCTGGCGCAGTCGGCGGTGTCGACGTTGCGCCGGCTGATGCGTAGCCAGACCGGCTACGGCGACACCAGCAACATCCTGTCGCTGACGCCGAAGTTCCTGGTCGTGCCGAACGAGCTGGAGGAGCTGGCCTTCCAGATCTGTACCAGCGCGGTCGCGATCCCGTCCACCCCGGCCGGCCCGACCGACACCCCGAACATCCACCAGGGCCTGCAGCACATCGTCGTCGACTACTTCACCGACGCCGACGACTGGTTCATGGTCGCGGACCCGAACCAGTGCCCGACGATCGAGATCGGGTTCTACCAGGGCCGTCAGGAGCCGGAGCTGTTCACGCAGTCGGACCAGACCCAGGGCTCGATGTTCAACTCGGACAAGCTCACCTGGAAGATCCGCCACATCTACTCCGGCGCGGCCCTGGAGTTCCGCGGCCTGCAGCGCGGCACCCAGTGATCCGGGCCCGCCGGGCCCGGCTGGGCCCGGCGGGTCTAGTCCCAACGCCGCTCGGTTAAGGCGGCGTGGTGGCCGTCAAGGGGTGGGTGTGTCGGTCGAGTACAGGAAAGCGGAGTTCCGGTATTGAGGTGAGTCACTCCAAGACGCCTCGAGACCAGGAACTCCGCTTTGGTCGATCAGATTGCCATAACCCGGACGGTGCGGGTAGCCGCGGGTGTGTTCGCGCCGGGCCATCTGGGTGAGCTGACCCGGTTCATACCCTTCGAGATGGTCGACGAGGTTCTCGCCGCGACCCGCCGTACCCAGCAACGGATCCGGCTGCTCCCGGCCCGGGTGACGGTCTACCTGATCCTGGCCGGGTGCCTGTTCGCCGAACTCGGCTATCCCCTGGTCTGGCAGAAACTGACCGCCGGGCTGGACGGGCTGGACCTGGCCGAGCCGTCCTCAGGCACGCTGCGCGAAGCCCGGCAGCGGCTCGGGCCGGCACCGTTGCGGGCACTGTTCGACCTGCTCCGCGGCCCGGCCGCGACCACCGCCAAACACGCCGTGTACTGGCGGAACCTGCTGGTGACCGTGATCGACGGGACCACGATGTCGGTCGCCGACGCTGACGCGGTCCGGGCCCGTTACCGCAAACAACGCGGTAACAACGGCGGGGCCGGCTACCCGGCACTACGACTCAGTGTCCTGCTCACCGGCGGTACCCGCTCGATCATCGACGCCGTGTTCAGCCCGACCAGCACCGGTGAACTCGACCACGCCCGCACTCTGGCCCGCAGCCTGCGGTCGGGGATGCTGCTGCTGGCCGACCGTAACTACGCCGCCGCTGACCTGATCAAGACCCTCGCCGCCACCAGGGCAGACCTGCTGATCCGCTGCAAGAACGGCCGCCGCCTACCGGTCATCGGCCGCTACCACGACGGGTCCTGGCTGTCGGTCATCGGCACCGTCCGGGTCCGCGTCATCGACGCCCAGATCAGCGTCAAAACCAGCGACGGCATCCACACCAGCGGCTACCGGCTGATCACCACCCTGCTCGACCCGCGCACCCATCCCGCCGGTGAACTGATCAAGCTGTATCACCGCCGCTGGGAAGTCGAGACCGCCTACCTGGAGATCAAGTCCAGCATCCTCGGCGGCAGGGTCCTGCGCGCCCGCACCCCCGACGGCATCGACCAGGAAGTCCACGCCTTGCTGGTCGTCTATCAAATCCTGCGCACCGCCATGACCGACGCCACCGACAGCCTGCCCGGCGTCGACCCCGACCGGGCCAGCTTCACCACCGCTCTGAACACCGCCCGCGACCAGCTCACCAACGCCGCCGGCGTCCTCGCCGACACCGTCATCGACCTGGTCGGCGCCATCGGCCGCGCGGTCCTGGCCCATCTGCTGCCCGACCGCCGGATCCGGGTGAAAACCCGCATGATCAAACGCTCGAACTCCAAATACCAGGCCCGCGGATCCAACATAGACCGACACAGCTACAAAGCCACCATCAACATCGACATCATCACAAACCCTTGCTAACCACCCACCCGCCCTAACCGAGCGGCGTTGGGTCTAGTCCCCGTTCGAGCATCGAGTCAGGAGATAACCCCATGCAGTTCAGCGAACTGGGCGGCACGCTGCAGGAAGTGGCGTACGTGCCCGCGCAGGCCACCCTCGGCACCGTCGACAACTGGCCGGTGTGGCAGGCCCCCCTCAAGTGCAAGGTCACGTCGGTGACGTTCGTCCCGTCTGCGGCGATCACCGCCAACGCCACCCACTTCTCCACCTACACCCTGACCCGGTACACGGCCGGCGCGTCGGGGACCACCGTCGCCACCCGCTCGTGGGCGGCCACCAACTCGGTCGCCGAGACACCCGAGGCGATGACCCTGTCGGCGACGGCGGCGAACCTGCTGCTGGCGGTCGACGACACCCTGTCGGTGGTCAAGACGGTGGACGGCAACGGCCTGGTCATCCCCGACGGTGTGCTGGTCGTCCGCTACCAGCTGACCGGTAGCTGATCGTGGGCCCGACCCTGCCGGTGGCGCTCACCGGCTCGGACCAGGCGGTCCGGGCCAGCAGCGCCTACTACCGGGGGTTCACCATCCGGGAGACGACGGGCGGTGCGACCGCTGTGGTGCGGATCTACGACAACGCGTCGGCGGCGTCGGGCACGATCCTCGACGAGATCTCCCTGGTCGCCGGCGAGTCCGCCCGCGAGTTCTACCCGGGTGGTATCTGGGCCACGAACGGCGTCTACGTCGACGTCGTCTCGGGCACGGTGACCGGAAGCGTGCGGGTCGGCTGATGGGTAGCTCAGGGGCCGGGTACGCCGGTATCGCCGCACAAGGCCTGTGGACACCGGCGGACAACGCCCAGGTGGCGTGGACGTTCGACCCGGGGGTGATGGCCGCAGCCGGAACCCTGGCGCCCACGGCCGGGCGCCTGGAGTTCACCACGCTGAAGCTGGCCGCTCCCGCGCCGGTGACGAACATCGTCATGTACGTCACCGCCGCCGGGGTCACCCTGACGGCGGACCGGAACTTCGCGGCGCTGTTCGGCCCCACCGGCACGCTGATCGGTCAGACCGCCGATCAGGCCGCGGCCTGGGTCACCACCACCCGCAAGACGATGGCGCTGGTCGGTGGGCCGTACTCGCTGCCGGCGGGCCTTTACCGGGTGGGGTTCTGGTGGGCGGGGTCGACCGCGCCGACGTTCCTGAGGTCGTCGGCGTTCGGTTCCACACAACTGTCCAACGTGGGGCTGACCTCTCCGGATCTCCGGATGGGGTTCGCCGACACAGGGCTGACCACCACCGCACCGGCCACGATGGGTGCTCAGACGACTGATTCGACCGCGTGGTGGGCGGCGCTGTCGTGACCACGCTGACCCGCATCGCGAAGAACACCGCGGGGACGCTCAGCCACACCTTCGTCGTGGACGAGACGCCGACCGACTCGTCCACGACGGTGACGTACGCCGTCGTGGACGCGGCCGGCGCCGCGGTCGTCTCCGGCAACGCGACCCTGGTGGACCCCGGGACTGGGACGTACAAGTTCGTCCTGGCCGCCCAGTCGGCGCTGAAGGCGCTCACGATCACCTGGACGGGCACGATCGCCGGGTCGTTGACCACGCAGACCACGTACGCCGAGATCGTCGGCGGGCATTTCTTCACGCTGCAGGCCGGACGAGGCTCGGACGCGTCGCTGACCGACGTTGCCGACTACACCCTGCAGGAGCTGGCCGACGCCCGGCTTGAGGTGGAGGTGGAGTGCGAGCACATCTGCGACCTGGGCATGGTGCCCCGCTACGACCGGGTGGTCCTCGACGGATCCGGTACCGGGCAGCTGCTGCTGCAACTGTCGCAGCGGGACCGGTCGGTCGCCGAGGTCCGCACGGTCCGGTCGGTCAGCATGGCCGACAGCGTCGACGGCGCGTTCGTCGCGTTCACCGCCGGCGAGCTCGCGGACCTGGCGGTCTCCGACGACGGGACGCTGATCCGGACCGGCGGTGACTACTTCACCGAGGGCTACCGAAACGTGGTCGTGGAGTTCGAGTACGGCCTGGACCGGCCGCCGCCGGACCTGGTCCGGCAGGCCCTGGTGCGGTTCCGGACCGTGCTCAACACCCACAGGTCGGGGGTGCCTGACCGGACGAGCTCGTTCACCGTCGCTGACGGCGGCACGTATCGGATGGACATGCCGGGCGCGTTCAAGACCGGCATCCCCACCGTCGACGCCGCCTATGCCCGCTATTCGCGGCGTTCCACCGGCTCCGGTCCGACCGGCCGGGCCGTGCCGGCGTCGCGGACGCTGAGCTACAGCCCGCAGGCCGGAAGCCTGTTCCATCGGTCGGTGCGACGGTGACCGTCGTCGCGTCGGCGAAGGCCGCCCTGGTCGGTGAATCCGGTGTGCTGGCCGTGCTGATGCCGGCCGGCGTGAAGGTCAGCTACTCGCCGCCGCGCGACATCAAACGCGACATCGTCTACGCCGGCCGCGTGGCCGGCCCGGTGGCCTTGAAGGCCATGGCCGCCGGCGCGCGGGTGAAGCGCAGCGAGAACCTGAACCTGCTGTTGCACGTGCGGGTGTGGACGCCGGGCCAGAAGACCACCGAGACAGTCGAGGCGAGGGCCGCGGCTATCAGCGACGTCATCGCCCTGTATCTCGCGGCGAACTGGACGATCGGCGACCTCGCGAATCTGAAGTCGGCGACGGTGGACGCCGTCGACCTGGACAGCTGGACCGATGACGACGGTGCCGGCGCCGTCCTGACCATGACCGTCGGCCTCATGTCCTACCTCGCCTAAGGAGCCGTTGTGGCTGCAAGCATGATCAAGTTCTGTGAGAACGGCGACAAGCGGGTCGCCGTCGGCACCGGCAAGCGGCCGATCCAATACTGCCGCCCGTGCTACGTCAAGGAGTGCGGCGGCGAGTTCCAGGCCTGGAACGTGATCATCCCGCACAAGGCGCTGGGCCTCGACCCGGAGGACATGGCCATCGCCTGCGCCAAGACGGGTGAGGACATCTCCGCCGGCACGGTGTGGCTCGACCCGGTCGAGACCAGCATCGAAGCCCTGGTCTACGGCGGCCTGATCGAGGCCATCCCGGCGGCGCCGGCGGCCAAGGCGAAGACCGGGGCCTGAGGTGGGCACGCACGGGGCGCTCAACGTCACGACGTGGTTCTCGGGCTTCGACATGACTGGGCAGACGAACAACACCGGCCTAGCCATGAGCTACGACGCCCTGGACGCCACTGTCTACCAGCCCGCCACTGTCACCAACCCGTCCCGGGTGCGGGTGGCAGGGCTGGAGGACACCCGGCTGACCGAGGCCGGGTTCTGGGAGGCCGGTGCGGGCCTGCTCGACCCGACCGCGTTCACCGCGCTGGGAGGCGGTTCGCAGGTCGTCAGCGCCTCGAACGACGGGGCCGAATCCAGCGTCGCCTACATGTTCCGGGCCCGGCAGTTCAACTACGAGATCTTCGGCCAGGTCGGCGAACTGATCCCGTTCAGCCTGACCGCCCAGTCCGCGCGCGGCACCGGCCTCTCCTCGGTCGCCTCGGTCCGCGGCCGGGTCCTGAAGACCAAGGCCGACGTGTCCGGCACCGGTGCCACCGGGACCGCGTTCCAGCTCGGCGCGACCAGCGCGACCCAGTACCTGTACGGGGCGCTGCACGTCTTCTCCGCCGGGACCACGATCACCGGTGTCATCGAGTCCGACTCGGACAACACGTTCGCCAGCGCGACCACGCGGATCACCTTCTCCGGTGTCACCGCCGTCGGTGGCACCTGGGGTACCCGGGTGGCCGGGGCGATCACCGATGACTGGTACCGGCTGAGGATCACGGCGTGCACCGGCACGTTCTCCATCGCCTGCACAGCGGGCATCAGGTAAGGAGCACCCCTTGTCCGCTTACGCAGCACTCGATCACCGGGTCGAGATCAACAGTGTGGTGGTGTCCGCGTTCTGCACCGGCGTGACCCTGCCGATGGAGTTCGAGGCCCTCGAAGACACCGCCTTCGGTGACGTCGCCCGGTCCCGGATCGCCGGTATCGGTGACAGCACCCTGTCCGCCCAGTTCAACCAGGACTTCGCAGCCTCGGCAACCGACGTCACCCTCTACACCGCGCACGCCACCCGCGCGCCGGTGGTGGTGAAGGTCCGGCCGACGACCGCGTCGATCTCGGCGACCAACCCGGAGTACGTCGGCTCCTACCTGCCGAACCAGCACAACCCGTTCGGCAACTCGGTCGGCGAGCTGGCCACCACGCAGATCTCCTGGCCGCTGTCCGACGCCGACGGCATCGCCCGCAACACGGCCTGATGACTCAGGAAATGGGCCCGAACGTCGAACGCCCGCCGCGCCCGATCGTCGCGCCGCCGACTCCCGCGCCCGTCCCTCAGCCGCCACGGCGACGCTGATGGAGTTCCACATCGACGGCCGGGCCCGGCTCCACGAGGTCGCCAAAGCCATTCGCGCGACCGGCGACAAAGGCCTCGGCCGGGAGATGGGCAAGGCCCTCGCCGCGACCACCACCCCGCTGCGGGAGGCGATCGACGCCGAAGCCGCCCGGGTCATGCCGGTCGGTGGCGGCTACCAGGCGGTCCTGTCCAGGTCGCTGCGGCACAAAACCTCCCAGCGCACCGGCTCCCGCTCGGCGACGATCCGGCTCATCACCTACGCAGACGGCACCGGTGAGCGCCGCGACGTCGAGGCCCTGGAGAAGGGCGTGCTGCGGCACCCCGTCTTCGGCCGGTCCCGGAACACCCGCGCCGGCCGGGTGCCGAACCCGTGGGCGATCACGAAGATCCGGTCCGGGTTCCACCAGCGCGGCACCGCCAACGCCGGCGACGAGGCCCAGAAGCGGCTGCTGGTCGTGCTGGACGACTTCGCCGCCCGACTCACGAAAGGCTGACCCGTGCCTCTGCAACTCCGCGTCCCGATGCGGTTCCGGTTCAAGGAGGCTGACGATGTCGCCACCTACGGTGACCGGTGGTGGCTGTGGGACGAGGCCGCCGTCCTCGGCCTGAAGGGCCGCGAACTCATCGCGATCGAGGAGACCGTCGGCCCGGTCCTGGCGCTGCTGCGCGGCCTGCGACAGGACGACCCGTCCACGCTGGTGACGATGGCCGTGATGTGGATCGCCATGACCCGCGCCGGCCGCGAGGTGGCCTGGGACGACTTCAACCCCGTCGTGTTCACCGCCGAATGGGAGCAGGCACCCGCGGGCCCTTTGGACGGTGGCGAGGCTCCGGCACCGGACTCCAACTCCTCGACAGCCCCGCCGGAGAACGCGGAGTCGCTTACATCCTGAGCGGCCTGGAACCGTTCTTCACCTTCCTGCGCGTCGGCCTCCCGCCGCACGAGCTGCACGAGCTGACCCTGGACCAGGTCGCTGACCACCTCGACCACTACAACCGGCACGAGAAGAGGGGCTGATGGCTGCCGAAAAGCGCGAACTGCTCCTTGACCTGCTCGCCCGGGACAAGACCAAGCAGGCCACCGACTCCGCGGCCCGCAACCTCGACAACGTCGGCGACTCAGCCGACGACGCCACCAAGTCGACAGAGAAGCTCACCAAGGCCACCGTCGTTGCAGGTGAGGAACTCGACGACCTCGGCAAGGCGGCCAGGGACAACGCTGACCGCGTCGGCAAGCTGGACCGTGAGATCGGCCTGGTCGAGAATGAGCTCGGCGACCTCGCTCGGGCATTCGCCGACACCAACGTCGCAGCCGAGCGACTCGACATATCCAAGGCAGTTCGGCGGATGGAGAACGACCTCCGCCGGCTGAACAAGAACAAGGGCGTCCTTGAGGGGCTCCTGCCGAAAGAGTCCGACATCGACGGCCCCGCCAAGGTCGTCGGTCGGTCGCTGATGAAGTCGATCGGCGCCGGCATCACCTCGGCCGGCGAGTCGGTGGCGACGAAGGCCGGCGCCTCGGTAGGCCCGGTCGTCGGCGGCGCCATCGCCGCGGCTGCGGCCCCGGTGCTGGTGTCATCTCTGGCGTCGGTGCTGGCTGCCGGTGCAGGCGCCGGCGTGATCGGCGCTGGCATCGCCGTGGCGGTTGCCCGAGACGACAAGATTCAAGCTGCCGGAGCGAACGCCGGGCAGCGGTTCATGAGGGGTCTGGGCAAGGCTGCCACGGAGAACTTCCGCGGCCCGATCCTGCAATCCATCGGTATCCTCTCGGACGCCGGGGATCGGCTGAGCGACTCACTCGGGGAGACCTTCAGGGAGCTTGGCGACGACGTCGTGCCATTCACCCGCAAAGTCGTCGGGGCGGGCGAGGCGGTCACTGGTTCGCTACTGCATGCGGCCCAGAAGAGCGGTCCGGCCCTCGACGGGCTCGGCGACGCGATCACCCTCGTCGGCGACGGGGTCGGCGACTTCATCGCCATCCTCGCAGACGGCGGCCCGGAGGCGGCCGACAACCTCCGGCTCATTGCGGGCGCCACCGCAGACCTGTTCCGCATGACCGCCGTCAGCCTCGACCAGCTGAACAAATTGTCCAATAACCCGTGGATCTCCGGGGCGTTGCTGCCGATGCTGCGCAAGCATTACGCCGACGCGGCCAAGGAGAGCGATAATCTCAAGGGCTCCACGCAGGCTCTGATCCCGCCGCTGAACGAGGCAGAGAAGGCCGCCCGGGGGCAGACCGTTGCGCTGGCCGGCCTGTCCAAGGAGATGCGCTCCCAGTCCGATCCGGCGTTCGCTCTGCGTGAGGCGCAGATCAAGCTGGCGGCAGCGCAGAAGGCCAGCAACGATGCGGTCGCCAAACACGGCCCGAAGAGCCGCGAGGCACGTGAGGCGACCCGGAACTTGGCGACCGCGGCGATCGACCTGCAGGGCCGGGTCGGCGCGCTGGGCAAGGATTTTGACGGCAAGCTCACGCCGGCGATGCGGTCTACTCTCATCGCGGCCGGGCTGACTGAGCGGCAGATCAACGACGTCGAGCGCGAGTTCGGGGCAGCCAAGAGGGCCGGCGACAAGTACGCCAAGACGTACGCGGCCACGACGAAGGTATACGGGGCGGCTGCGGCCCGGAAGTCGCTGTTCTCGGTGAAGGAGGTCGCGGACGGCATTCCCCGCACGGTCTCCATCGCCATGCGGATCACCGGTGTCACCAACGTCAGCAAGGCCGCGGCGTCGATCCGGAAGCAGTACTCCACGGGCGGCAAGGTCGACGGCCCCGGCACCGGCACGTCCGACTCGATCCCGGCGATGCTCTCCAAGGGTGAGTACGTCGTCCGTGCCGCCCAGGTCCAGAAGCCGGGCGTGCAGGCGATGCTCGACGCGCTGAACTCTGGCACGGCGTACGGCATGCGTACCGGCAGTAGCCCGCCCGGCATGGGCCGCGGCGGAACCGGCGGCGGGGTGCAGACGGTCCGGCTGGCGCTCGACCTCACCGGCGCCGAGGGCCAGATGCTGGCCATGGTCCGATCCTGGTTCGCTGACGGGCTGCTGTGACGATCAACGAGGTGCCGTACGCGCCGATCGTGCGGATCCACCCCGGCGGCAGCCCGGCCGACGCGGCGTCCTGGGGTCCCGGCGTCGACATCTCGGACAAGATCCGCTACCCCGGGTCCGAGGGCGGCCAGGCGATCAGCTACCAGGCCGGCCGGCCGGACCGGGCGTCCCGGGTCGACCCCGGCCAGATGAACCTGACCCTCGACAACACCGACGGCCGGTTCTCCACCGCGAACGTCCTCGGCCCGTACTACGGGCAGCTGAAACGCGGCACCCCGATCACCCTCGGCCTGATGTCCGGTGAGGACGACTTCTCCCGGACCGTGTCCGGCGGGCTCGGCACGTCGTCCGGCGGCGGCGTGTGGTCGACCTCGGCGGTCTGGTCAACCGATGGCAGCAGCGGCCAGGCGTCGTTCGCCGCGGCCAACTCGGCGTCGTCGATCACACTGGCCGACGCGGACGCGGCGAACCTCGACGGCCGGCTCACCGTGTGGCCGACCGTCGCAGCTACCGGCGCGGCCCTGGTCTACGGCGTCCGCGCCCGGGTCACCGACAGCTCTAACTTCCTGATGCTGAGCATCGAGTTCTCCACCGGCGGCGCCGTGGACCTGAAGATCCGGCGCGGTCTCGCGGGGGTCTTCACCACCCTGGCCACCTCGGCCGGTTTCGGCACGTACTCCGCCAACGACAAGTGGCGGATCCGGTGGCAGTGCGACGGCCCGTCGCTGCGGCTCAAGGCCTGGGCGCCGTCGAACCCGGCGACCCCGGACGCCGACGAGCCGGACGCGTGGTCGCTGACCACGACCGACTCGCTGATGACCGACGCCGGGGTGGGCCTGTACTTCTGGCGAGTGTCCGGGAACACCAACGCCGGGACCGTCGACTTCAAGCTCGACGACTACCAGTTGGAGGCCACCGAGTTCGTCGGGTCGGTGATCAAGTGGCCGGTGAACTGGGACCTGTCCGGCAACGTGTGCTGGGCGGCGATCCAGGCCGCGGGTTCCCTGCGCCGGCTCCAGCAGGGCTCCGGCAGGTTGCAGTCCCCGCTGCGGCGCCAGCTCGGCGCGTACTCACCGTCCGGTTTCTGGCCGCTGGAAGACGGTGCCACGGCGACGTCGTTCGCCAACGCGGCCAACGGCCAGCCCGCGACGTTCGACCAGGTGACCCCCGGCGCCAGTTCCGACCTGCCCGGTAGCTTCACCGTGGCGACCTTCGCCGCCGACACGTCGTCGATCGTCGGCCGGACCGGCAGCAGCACGGCAGGCCAGACCGGCTTCAGCGCCATGTGGCTGATGAAACTCAGCTCGCTACCCGGCGCCAGCACCCTGGTGGCCCGGATCCGCGCGACGGGCCGGCTGACCAAGTGGGAGATCCTCGCCGACGCGACGACGTTCACCGTGAACGGCTACGAGGGCGGCGACCCTACGCCGGTGGTCAGCGTCACGAACCTGTTCGGCGTCGACCCCACTTCCTGGTTCGCCTGCCAGCTCGAGACTGAGGTGTCCGGCGGGACGACGGATTGGGCGTTCATCACCCACACGGTCGGGTCGGTGACCTACTACGCCCAGTCCGGCTCCTACAGCTCGTCCGACGCGTCGGTGGCGACGTACATGCGCCTCGGTGGGACCCTGCTGTCCGGCGCGTCCTGGTCGATGATGTGGTTGGGCCCGAACACCCTGCCGTTCGTCACCGACAGTTTCTCGCTGGTCTCGAACGGGTATGCCGGTGAGCTTGCCTCCGACCGGGCCGACAGGGTCGCCGGTGAGGCCGGCATCCCGATCGTGATCGAGCCCGGCGACTCCGAGGCGATGGGCGCGCAGACCGAGTCGACCGCTCTGGATGTGCTGCGTTCGTGCGAGACCACCGACTACGGCATCTTGTACGAGGTCGGCTCGGCGGCGGGGTTCCGACCGCGGACGGCCCGGTACAACCCGACCAGCGTGGTCACCCTGACGGTGGCCGCGGGGCAGATCTCCGACGCGCCGGAGGCTGTGCTCGACGACCAGAACCTACGCAACGTGTGGACGGCTTCCCGCCCGGGCGGCTCGGACGCCACGGTGGAGAACGCCGAGTCGGTCGCGGCCGAGGGTGAGATCGCCAGCTCGGAAACGGTCAACGTGGCAACCGACGACGTGTTGCCGAACCATGCCGGGTGGCGCACCTACCTCGGCACGCAGGAAGTCCTGCGGTGGCCGTCCATGGTGATCGACCTGGCCCGTAATCCGGCCCTGCTGCCGTTCTGGCGGTCGGCCCGGTACGGGTTCCGGTTCGCGGTCACGACCGGCCTCGCGCAGGTCACCGGGGCCGAGCCGGATGTCATCGCCGAGGGACATCAGGTCAGCCTGTGGCCGCACGGCTTCAAGGTCACCCTGAACTGCTCCGGCGCCGCACCGTGGGATGTGGCGGTCATCGAGTCCTCCACCACCCCGGTGCGCCTCGACACCGCCGGGTGCGAGCTGGCGAGCGGGGTGGACGAGACGGACACCTCGTGGACGGCCGACACCACCGAAGGCCCGGCCTGGAATCCGTCCACCACGTTCCCGATCCTCATGGCCTGCGAGGGCGAAGTGGTCAGCGTCGCCTCGATCACCGGGGCAGGCCCGTCCGGGCAGGTCCTCGCGGTCACCCGCAGCGTCAACGGGGTCGTCAAGGCCCACGACGCCGGGGCTGCGGTCTCTCTGGCCTACCCGTCACGACTGGCTCTGTAGGAGACCTCATGGCATTCCTCGCAGGCGACCTGCTGACGGCTCAGCGCGCCAACCGGCTACAGCCGAAGTTCTACAACGACGAGGCGTCGGGGACCCTCGCCGCGTCCAGCACCAACGTCGACGTGCCCGGCGTGAGCATCGCGTTCACGACGGAGACGGACGGTGCGACGGTGCACTGCTCGTGGTCGAGCGACTTCGACCTGACGGGTTCGACGACGACGTTGGGCTCGACGCGGCTGCTGCTCGACGGTGTGACCGGGTCCAGCACGTTCGCGACGATCCAGCAGGGGATCACCACCGACCGGGCGTCCGTCGCGCAGTTCTGCTCGTTCACGATCCCGACGGCGGGGGCGCACACGATCAAGATGCAGGGCACCACGCCCGCGAACATGATCGTCAACCTGTACACGGCCTTGAACATCATCGTGTTCGAGATCGTCTGAGGAGGCTAGCCATGGCGAAGAGCAGCGAATACCCCGACCTGACGTGGGTGGAGCCGCGCGCGTGGGGCCGGGGCCGTGACGGCAAGGCTGTGCGGTACATCGTGATCCACTACACCGCCGGGTCCGAGCGGGCGACGTCGGCGGAGGACGGTGCCCGCTACAACCAGACCCGCACCGACGGCACGTCGGCGCACTACTTCGTCGACCGCGACAGCGTCGTGCAGGGCGTCCTGACCCGGGACCGGGCGAACTGCGCGCGGCACCGCGGCAACCGGCTGGGAATCCAGTACGAGCTGTGCGGTACCGCGCAGACCCGGGCGCAGTGGCTCGACGCGGCGTCGCTGCCGACGTTGCGCAACGCCGCGAGGCAGGCGGCCCGGGACTGCCGCAAGTACAACATCCCGGTGCGCCGGCTGACGGTCGATCAGACCCGCAAGGCCTGGACGGACTTCCCGGCCGGCCCGCGGGGGTTCGTTGGGCACGTCGACTGCACGTACGCCTATCCGGAAGACGGCGGCGATCACACCGACCCCGGGACCGGGTTCCCGTGGGACATCTTCCTCGACATGGTGCGGGACGAGCTCGCGCCGCCGGCACCGAAGGAGTGGGACGAGATGGCAACGAAGGCGGAAGTGCAGGACGCGGCGAAGGCCGGTGCGCTGGCGGCGTTGCAGCAGCCGGTGCCGTACATCTTGCCCCGGATCAAGGCCCGGGGCTGGGCGGACCTGTCGGTCAACGGCAAGCTCGACTACCTGTTCGAGGGCATCGCCGCCGCGCAGCCCACGGACGTCGACGACGACGGCGACCTGGACGGCAACAGCGTGCAGGCGCGGCTGACCCGCGTCGAGACCGCCCTGGCGGAGATCAAGACGCTGCTGACCCCGCCGGTGGCATGACCGACCAGCTCATCGAGCTCGGCAAGGTCGCCGCCGCGGTGGTGGCCCTGTCTGGTCTCGTCGTCCTACTCGTGAAGGCGGTACGCGGCATGTTCCGTACGGTGCGCAGGCTGGGCAGGCTGACCGACGAGGTCCTCGGCGACGACGACCGGCCGGGCTGGGGTAAGCGGCTGGCGGCGATCGAGCAGGACGTGACCGGGCTGAAGGCGAAGGTCACGCAGGTGCTCGGCGAGGTCCGGCCGAACGGTGGGGGCTCGCTGAAGGATCAGATCACGCGGATCGAGGAGGCGACCGGGGCGACCCGGGACGAGCCACCGCCGCACCAGACCAGATGACCAGATCATCTATCCACCCGCCCAAGGAGGGCACCATGTCCGACGTCACGGCAAAGATCATCTGCCAGACCAAGCAGGAGGCGGGCGACGGCGACGACCGCACGGTCAACGTCAGCTTCGTCCCCGACTACAACGACGGCCGCAACAAGGAGTGGGCACGCTACACGCCCGGCCTGTCGCTAACGATGGGCCTCAAGGGCGCCGTCGCCGACCGGTTCGAGGTGGGCAAGGCGTACACGCTCACCTTCGCCGAGGAGGGCTGACCATGCTCGCGAGAGTCCGCAAGGCCGTCATCGCCGGGCTCAGCGCCGGTGTGTCGGTGGCCGTCGGCGCCATCGTCACCGCCGGGTCGCTCGACCGGGAGCAGGTGTCCAAGGCCATCGGCGCGGGCGTCGCCGCCGCTGTCGTCGCGGGCTGGGCGACCTGGAAAGTGCCGAACGAGGCGTGACGCCGTAGCCTGACGGCGCAGCCCGCCGAAGCAGCAAGCCCCGCACCGCCTCCTTGACCTTCGGGTCGAGGAGGCGGTTTTTGTCGTGCTCAGCTGACTGTGGCCGCGCCGTGGTTCAGCACCCGCCACCGGAACGGGTAGAAACCCGCGTGGAAGGTGCCGGCACCCGCACTCTTCACCGCGAAGCAGGCGGTGACGTTCCCGCCGTTGATGTCGCCGGACTCGGCCACGAAGTCGAAGACGGTGCCGGTCCGGGGGAACGCCGTGTCGTGGTACAGGGAGCCGTCGCCTTCGGTGGCCGGGGTGCCGGTACCGCTGGAGCCGAACCGGACCAGGCTGGCGCCGTTGAGCACGGCCAGGTCGTAGAAGGTGGCGCTGTCCTTGGTCATCAGCAGGGCCAGGATCTCGATCGAGATGTAGTCGCCCACCGCCGCCGGGATCGCCAGCGTGGGACCGCCGGTCAACGCCGCCCAGGCGCCCGCGGTGTTCTGCGGGGTGATGTTCCCGGACGAGACGACCGCACGCTTCACCACCAGGGAGCTGCCGCCTACGCCGTCGAGAACCGTGATACCGCCGCTGGGGTTGATGTACTTCAGCGCCCCGGACTCGACATACAGGACGCCGCCGCCGGTCGGGGTCGCCGGGGCGGCACTGTTGCCGACCTTCACGCCGCCGTCCGGGAGGCACTCGGCCCGCACGTAGTAGTCCACGCCGTCGTAGTGGACGAACCTCACGGAGCCGACACCCGGGGAGCCCGCCCCGTAGACGAACGACGCCCCGCCGGGCCGGGTGCTGTGGTCGTCCTTGTACAGCTCCAGGCCGGCACCGTCGACGGTGCCGCTGAAGCCGGCGTCCATCCGCGAGGCGCCAGCCTCAGCCACCACGCCACCGTTGGCCAGGCTGAAACCGGCACCGCCGGTGGTGGCCATCGCCCCGATCGCCGTCCGCCCCGCCGCCGCGTCCGCCGCGGTCACCACGGCCCGCCCAGTGGTTGTGCTGTCGGAGATGTCCGTCGCGGTGAACGTGTCCCACTGCAATCCGGTGGCCTGTCCGCTGGCCGCCGTCAGGTATTGCCCGTTGGTGCCAACCGCAAGCCGGGCCACCGTGTCGGCGGCGGTCGCGGCGATCAGGTCGCCCTTGGCGTTGACGATCGTCTCCGGGATGGCACCACCCGCGCCGATCTTGTTACCGGCGGCGTCGATCACGTCCCCGTCGACGTCCAGGCCGGCCACACCGCCGGCGGCGCTGCGCAGCGACAGCGGCATGTAGGTGACGCCCGCGGTCACCGTGCCACCGAGGTCGATCCGGTCGGCCAGGTCGAAGGTGCCACCCGCGTACGGGACCGTCAGCGTGCCGGTCACGGACGTGTCGCCGTAGGTCAACGTCACCGCGTACGACCAGTCGACGGGCGTCCACGCCGGATCGTCGGTGGCCGGCAGGTCGATGCTGAACGTGCCGTCGGCGGCGACCACGGCGTACCGGGTGAACGCCGGCCACAACGCGTTCGCGGCCGGCCCGACCGCCCAGTCCGCCGCGACGAACTTCACGGTCACAGGCTGCCCGTCGGGCACCCCGGAGACCTCACCGGTCACGGTCACCTGGGTCACGCCTGCGGGAAATGGCATGCTCAAAGGCTACGCCGAGGCAGGCCGTAGATCGACTGGTCAGGCCTTCGTGATGACGACGTCCATGCCGTCGTCGGGGTGGTACGACCACGACGCCGAGAAGCCTGGCCAGGTGTCCGTCTGCCGGCCGTCGAGCGCCCGCGTGGCGAACATGTGCGCCCTCACCGACTCCGGCATACCCAGTTCTTTGACGATGCATTCGAGGCCGGTGACGGGGAGTCCAGCGGCGTCTTCGCCCCACCCGTCGATGATCAGCGTCTTGCCGCCGTCGGCGATCTTCGTGCCCTCCTGGAACTCGTCGCACCTACGCTGCGCCGACTTGAACGGCGATGCGCTGGCCGCCTGCTCCTGCTCCCACGCCGAGGGCGCCGCGGTCTGCTTCGAGTCTGCGTTCCGGAGGAGGAGCACGCCGCCGAGGCCGGCGACCAGAAGGACGGCGAGCACCCCGGCGGCGACCAGCCACGGCATGCTCGACTTCTTCGGCGGCGGCGACGGCTCGCTGAACGGGTCCATCGCGTAGCTCGGGTTCGGCGGCCAGACCTGGCCGGATTGCTGACCGGGGACGATGGGCGGTTGCGTCATGGGAGTCCCCAGTGTGATCGGGTGACGAGGCCATCACAGGGTGCACGTCGCACGCTAGGGCGTCGAGGGCTGGGGGCGACGACTCGGATGATCGGCGCCGCACTGTGGACGGTCGGCCTACTCCCCCTCGGGTTCCTCGGCCAGTGCGGGCCGGTGCACCGCGATCCACGCCTCGACGTCCTCGACCTGCCAGATGCTGCCCATGGCGAGGGTCTGGTACGGCGCGGGGAAGTCCCGGTCGCGGGTGAGCTGGTAGACGCGGTTCCGGCCGACGCCGAGCCGTGCTCCGATCTCGGCGGCACCCATGAACCTGATCTTGTGCATAGAGCGCACGTTACGTGCGCGTTCACTAGTCTGTGCCTCTTTGGGTGTTCTCAGTGCGCACGCTCTGTGCTTGCTCTCTAATCAGGTGTAACGTCGCCCCTCGCAGGTGGCGGTCGGCTGCCATCCCCGTTCGGCCCGGCCGCCGCCTTGCCAAGCCGGAGAGGAGACGGCCGATGCGCGACGACGAAGAGCCGGCGGCGGCGGACGACGTTGAGGACGTCGACCCCGATCTGGAGCCGGTGCCCCGCTCGGTCATGCGGGAGTTGCTCACGCCCGACGAGATACGCCACCTCGAGGTGGCCGAGGGCCGCTGGTTCCTGCCCGGCCTGCCGCCGTGACACACAACCGCCGCTTCGGTGACACGACCGGGGCGGGCGTGTTCGTGAACGGCGACCGCCGTTCGGGTGATGTCGGCATGACCGAACGCACGGGTAGGTAGCCCTCGGCCCACTGACCGTTACGGCAATGTGCAAGTTGCACGTCAGCGGCTTTAGTGAATCTTGCTCACGATTACCGCGAGCGAGTCTCACCGAACGGGGGAACCACCACCGTGCCGACCGCCATCGACGCCGTCATCTACGTGCCCACCGCCCTGCTGTCCACCGACGCCTACACCGACGCCCTCGCCCGCTGCCACGCCTACTGCACCCGCTGCGGCTACACCGTCATCGGTATCGCCCGCACCTGGGAAGAGGTCGAGGAGGCGTACGCGCGCCGGGACATCGGCGTCCTGGTCGTCGACCGGCACGACCACCTTGACCCGAATCGGGAACCCCGGATCGAGGTGGTCGCCGCCACCGAACATGTCGCGGTTGACCCACTGGCCCGGCGCTCGCGTCGCCGCCGGCCCCGGATCGTCTGACCTACGCCGCCACCGGCAGGCCGGCCACCGCGCGCCGCATCGACGCCTTGCTCGCCTGCACGTACCCCTCCGTCGTTGAGCTGCTTCCGTGCCCCATCAACTCCTGGACGGCGCGCAGGTCGTGGCACGCCTCGTAGGCCTCGGTGCCGAAGGTGTGCCGGAGCCGGTGCATCGAGATGCGGTAGCCGAGGCTGCCCTGCAGCCGGTGGTTGCCTCGCCGCGACACCTGCTGCCGGGTGAGCCGGCTCCCGTCGTGGTCGACCGCGATGGGGCCGGCGGGCAACCGCTGGGCCATCTCCCAGACGAGCGGGTGCGTCGGGACGTAGCGCTCCTTGTCACCCTTGCCGCGCAGCCAGACGCTCTGGCTGGTGATGTGCTCGCGGTCGAGGGCGGAGATCTCGATGCACCGGGCGCCGCAGTAGGCCGCGGTGGTAAACCAGTCGCGGTAGGGCTGTTCAGCCCTGGCCAGGATGTCGAAGAGTTGGCCCTTGGGGATCGGACGCGGCAGCCGCTTGGGCTTCGGTATCCGGGGGAGCTTGCGGGACGGGTCGTAGTCGAGGCGCCCATCATCCCTGTCGGGGTCGCTGGCCCAGCCGTAGAAGCCGGTCGCGACGGTGCCGTACAGGCCGCGGGTCGCCTGGCTGTGCTCGCTGGTGAAGATCCACGCGCGGAGTTCGTCCTCGCAGGCGTAGATCAGGCCGTCGGGCAGGGTGCGGTCCATGTGCCGCAGGATGCCCATGTACGTCTCGACGGTGCCGTCCGCGCGGGACAGCTCGCGCAGGTGCTGCTCGTAGCCGGCGAGGAAGTGGTCGGCGCTGCCAGGCGCTGGTTGCTTGGTTACGGTGTCCATTGGGTCGCAGGTCCCTTCTGCGGTCAAGGCGTCCGGGTGGTGTCGCGAGCACTGGCCCGGGCGCCGTCTAGCGGTGGTCACTCGATCGTGGTCCGCGGGTCACTCACCTGGGCATGGGCCGTTTGCCCAGTCCGACGACTGTCGGACGCCGACGATTTGCCGGGACAGCGGATACCGGTCTGGTTGCGTCACGGCGTCCGTGGCTGACCGGCGCCGGAGTCCTGACCGTACGGCGGCGCGACAGGATCTTCGGGTGAGGGAGGGCCACCGAAGAGATGGGGCCGCCTAAACCCTCCTTTAGGGCGCCGACGGTGCGCGGGAGTAGGTCGGCGACGTCGACCCCCAGGACGTCGGCGATGGCCTCCAGGTCGTCCATGTCGAAGGCGACCTCGCCGGTGATGCGCCTGCTGATCGCGCTCTGCTTGATGCCGGCGCGGCGCCCGAGCTCGGCGCCGCTCATGCGCTTGCGGGCGAGGAGTACGCGGATCTCCTCGGCGACGTGCTCACGTAGGCGCCCTCGCGGTGGCGTCCGTTCGTCACTCATGCAGACATGATGACCCGCTGAGCGGGTCATGGCAAGTAGGGGAGCCGACAACTTCAGAGTCTGGCACATCTACCCGCTTAGCGGGTTGACGACCCGCCCACTGAGCGGGTAGAACTGTCACATGCCAGAAAACAACCCGCTCAGCGGGACGCGAGAGGCGGTCACCGGCGCCGTTCGAATCGCGATGGCCCGTCAGAAGATGTCGGGCCGGGCGCTCGCCGAGCGGATCGGCATGTCGCAGTCCTCGTTTTCCCGCCTCATGACGTGTGAGACCGCCTTCACCGTCGAAGAGCTCGCCGACGTCGCCGCCGCCCTGGAGTGCACGGTCGCCGAGCTGGTCGGCACGGTGGACCGGGCCCCGGCCGGTGCGGCATGACCGACCTCGACAGCCGCCTCAGCGCCCCTGCCCGCCCGTTCCAGATGCTGCCGCCGCTCGACGACGCGCAGCGCCACATCCTGCGCCAGTCGATCGAGCAGTGCGGCGTGCTGGAGCCCGTCGTCTTCGACGAGGACGGCGAGATCCTCGACGGTCACCATCGCGTCGAGATCGCCGAAGAGCTGGGCATCGACTACCCGAGCCGGGTCATCACCGACCTGGACCGGCCCGGCAAGTGGATGTACGCGGTCACGGTCAACGTGGCGCGCCGCCACCTCGACCAGTCCACGCGGTCCGGGCTCGTCGCTCAGATGCGCCTGCGCG